CCCTGTTGCGGTTCGCGCTTCCTCACAATGTGCTGCGCGTCTAGAGTCCCGCTGCCCCGGTCTAGATTTAAGCGAACTCTGCGCGTGGTTTCCCCGACCAGAATTGCCGAGGGATAGGGATTGACAGGAGTAAAGCCGATGCTAAACTACCTTCAATCCTATACCCCACCGACAGGATACCCGCTGCAAAGCGGGGTGTAAAGCCCCCACGGATACCTCCCCGCTGGGGGCTTTGCATTTTTAGGCCTCCCCCTGCCCTTGGGGGGCCGGAATAGCGGCCTCTGGGGGCTTATACGGGCCTTCTAGGCGGGTCTTATGGCGCTCTATAGCCACAGGCAACTCGTACTCCCTACGGGCCGGGAACTTGCCGGATCGCCGCCACCGGAGCACAGCCGGAGGGGTCACGCCGAAAGCCCAGGCCATCTTGTTCTGGGAGCCAAAAAACCGCATCGCTTCGTCGGGGGTCACTTTTTTCTCCTAGGGGGGTTTACATCTGTTTCGGGGTTTAGTATAGTGAACCCCGTTGATAGAGACAACAGATCCACAAATAGGAGATTTACAGATGACGCAGCAAATCACGATCACGCTCACCGACGAGCAAACTCGAGCGATCATCCGAGAGTTTTCAAGCAAGGCTGATCGCGCCGAGAAGCAGGGCTTTTTTGAATCGTCCGAAGTCTATGCACAGATCGTAAAAGCGATGCTTAAGGCGCGATCTGAAGCAGCCTAATCAATTATCCACAGACAGGAGAATCACATGGGCAACCGAGCCGTAATCACCTTCACGAACCACGCCACTTCGCCGTGCATCTATTTGCACTGGAACGGGGGCCGCGCATCGGTCGAGGGGTTCCTTAAAGCAGCGCAGCAAATTGAACTGCTGCCGACGAACTTTAACCACGAGTCCGAGTTCCTCGACAAGTTCGCCGAGATGATCGCGCACCGTTTCTTTAAGTGCCGCGTCGGGATGACCGTCTACCGCGAGAAGTACGGACAGGCCGATACCGATAACTGGGACAACGGCGTGTATGTCATCGACCAGAAGTTAGAGATCATCGGGCGAATCTATCGACGCAATTCCGAAGAGACTGACTTCGCCAAGTCGGATGCAATCTGCAAGGGCATCGTCGAGTGGACATCGGAGCAGGAGGTGGCGGCATAAGCCGCCCCTCCACAGGAGCAACAGAAATGCTAAACAAGATCACAACTCGCCGGAATGGTCTTTACTGGACGGTCAGCAAACCCGTCAGTTATATGCCCGGCTACATCCGTGAATGGCACTTCAACACCCGCAGCGCGGCATGGGCTTTTGTGCGGCAACTTAAAGAGGTGCATTAATCATGCACACCTTTGAAACCAAAATCTACGCCCTCGGCGTCTATTGGCACGCTGAAGTCACCTACGACTGCCACCCCGGCGATCCCAACGCCAACGTCGCTGACGACATCGAAATCACCGACCTGTGGCTGTTTGGCTGCTACCCGGAGGGCTGCGAGTCACGCGCCGTTGATCGCAACGACTACGAGTCCGTCCGCATCAAGGCTGACCTTGACTACCTAGAGCCGGCTGAATCAGCCGACTTGCTGCGACGGTGCTGGATCAACCTCAACGTGTGTTCTGAAATTGCAGGAGATGACGATTATGAAATCTAAGCAATCACTGTGGCCGGTAGTCGTCCTGCTCATCATCGTCTACGGCATCGCGTGCATTGTAGAACCTTGTGACGGCCACAGTTGTGACGCGGAGGTGTCCAATGTTCGATGAACTGCCGTGGGGTGATGACGACGGATCGTGGTGGCATCAGTTAGATTTAGAGATGCAACAGCGCGAAGAATTGGAACGCAAACAGGAGAGCGACAATGAGCGAACTGCTCAAGATCAACGTCAATAACCACATCGAGAAGAAAAACAACCTATCTTATCTGTCGTGGGCGTGGGCGTGGGCCGAGGTACTGAAGATCGACCCGAGAGCAAAATGGGTAGCGCACGAATGGAATGATCGCCCCGCGATGTTCCTGCCCGATGGCACTGCGATGGTTAAGGTGAGCGTGACTATCAACGACGACACCAAGACTTGCGTCCTGCCGGTGATGAATAACCGCAACCAAGCCATACAAAACCCGGATGCGTTTGCCGTCAACACCGCGACCATGCGCTGCATGGCAAAGGCTATAGCGATGTTCGGCCTCGGCTTATACATCTATGCGGGAGAGGATCTGCCCGAGGGAGCCGTGCCGCAACTGAACGCCGATATCGTCGCTTCGATTGCTGCGGCGACTACGCTCGATGACCTTACGAAACTATTCAAGCAACTGTCGAAAGAAGATCGCATGACGCACATCGACCAGTTCACTGCTCGCAAGAAAGAGTTTGCGTGAAACAACGAACCGAAGAATGGCAGACCGCTAGGCTCGGGAAGGTTACCGCGAGTCGCGTGGCTGATGTCGTAGCGCGAACGAAAAGCGGCTACGGTGCATCGCGTGAGAATCTGATGGCGCAATTAATCTGCGAGCGGCTGACCGGCAAGCCGACAGAAGGATTCACGAGCGCAGCGATGGAGTGGGGCACGCAGACAGAGCCGGAGGCGCGGGCAGTGTATAGCGCACGCATCGGAGAATTGGTCGATGAGGTTGGCTTCATCGAGCATCCGACGATTGCAATGGCCGGTGCTTCACCAGATGGGGTGACCGATGATGCTCTGGTCGAGATCAAGTGCGCCAATAGCGCAACGCATCTTGAGTACGTTCTGTCGGGCAAGCCGCCGGCCAGGTACACAACCCAGATGCAATGGCAGATGGCATGTACATGTAAACCGGCTTGCGATTTCGTCAGTTATGACCCGCGACTGCCGGAGCATCTACAACTGCTCATAGTCCGCGTCCCGCGTGATGACGCGATGATCGCTGACCTAGAGGCAGAGGTGCGTAAATTTTTAGTCGAGTTGGATGAAAAGATAAACAAACTGAAGGAGATTCGATTGTGAACTATGACCCGAATTTGAAAGGCGTGCTGTTCAAGAACAACAAGGACGGAAACGAGAAGCGGCCCGATTACCGTGGCTCTGCTGTAATCAACAACGTCGATTACAACCTATCGGCATGGATCAAGGCCAGCCAAAAGACTGGCGACAAGTACATGAGCATTTCGTTCCAGCCGAAAACGGATAGCAAGCCCGCCAAGCCATCGGCAAAGGTCGAGATGACCGAGGACAACTGGCACGACGACTCGGTGCCGTTCTAAAGGCACGACAGATGCGACGCATATTTCCGAAAGGAACCACGCCTCAGCAATTCACGGCTGCTGCGGCTTTAATGGTGCAGGGTCTGTCGTCAGACCGGGCGTGGTGCGTCGAGGTATCGGAGTGGAAAAAGCCACGCACGAATCAGCAGAACTCGTTTTTATGGGGTGTCTGTTATCCCGCGATCCTAGAGGGCGGCGGGGAGGCACTAGCGGGATGGACGCGAGAGGACATCCACGAGTATATGTTGGGCGAGTGCTTCGGCTGGGAAACGATAGAGGGGTTCGGGCGTAAGCGCGTGCGCCCGATTAAGAGATCTAGCAAACTCAACCGGCAAGAATTCAGCGACTACCTACTGTTTCTCGAAACGCGCTGCGCCGAAATGGGCATTGTCATCCCAGAACCAGTGTATGCCGAAACCAATCATTGATTTGTCGCCGTGGGAATATGAATGGGCGTCCCATGTTGGTGCGCGGCGGTACATAGAAAATTGGAACAAAACAGATGCGGCGTACTATGACAAAGCGCGTATGGAGGACGACCGCACCGCACAAGTGGCGGCGTGCGTGGCTGAATTGGCCGTTGCGAAATACACCAATCGGTTTTGGTCGGGCCATGTTTGGCACGCATCAGAACATTACAAATACCGTGACACGCCTGACGTTGGCGCAAACATAGAGGTGCGTCGATTACGCACTAAAGAAACAGCGGCAGTAAGGCGCAAACAACTAGGGAAAGGACTTGTGTTGTTTGTTGCCAAACCGTTTATGCCTGAATTACGACAAATCGAAATTTATGGTTTTTTGGAATACGACATTGCATGGAGCCTTGCTGTGCCATCACCGTATGATCCTGACAATACCCGAGAACTTGGCCCAGAGTTTTTGAAATTGATATGAACCTACGCAAACAAGCCAAGGGCCGTGATTGCACAGTGCGGCTGCCGTCGATCTGCAACCACAATAGCGAGACGGTTGTGCTCGCGCACATACGGATGCTAGGCATTTCTGGCATGGGTCTTAAAGCCGACGATTTACTTGGAGCGTGGGCGTGTAGCGCGTGCCACGACGCGATAGATCGTAGAGCGCACACCGATCTTGAGCGCGATTACGTCCGATTGGCGCACCTTGAGGGAATGGCTAGAACCATTGCACAACTACGAGCGGAGGACATCGTATGATCGATGAGTGGGAACAGGAATGGGATCGTATGACTCACACCTCGACCGACTACAAGAGAGAGATTCGCGAAATGCGCGAGCGCATATATCACTACCTCAAACGCATTGCGGAACTAGAGGCCGAGGTGCATGAATTGCGCGCAAAGGACAGTCGGTGGGTGCAGGAGCCATGAACTGCCCCGGCTGCTTTGGCCGACTATGGATCGAGGACTACAGCGGAGACTGGTTCCGCTGTAAGTATTGCGATGCAACAGGAGAACCAAACCATGCAACTGCTCGTATCTATTCTATTTCTGACGCCCGTGCTGCTAGGCATCGTGCTAATTTCAAGACGGTGGCTCAAGATACTGAACCAGATAAGGCG